AATGCAGAGCATTCAATTGCACGTAAATTTTATGATGCTAATGGCAAAGTTATTGGAAGTATTAAAATTGATGCACTTGCACAGGACGCAAAAAGGGCGGATGGTCTAGCGGGTAACATACTTATTTTAGATGAGCTACATGGCTTAAAAAATGCAAATGAATATCACGTTTACAAGCAGGCGATGAAAGCATATGATCGAAAACTTTTACTAGGTATCACTACAGCGGGTGCTGACATGAATAGTTTCTGTTATCAGCGATTGCAATATTGTCAAAAGATTTTAGATAAGCAAGTAGACGATGAATCGTACTTTATCTTTATCGCTAAAGCTGATGAATCAAAAGATGGTGTTGATTACACCAATCCAATTGAATGGGAAAAAGCTAACCCTAATTATGGTGTCACAATCAAAGAAGATGATATGCGAACGGAAGCAATACAAGCCCTCAATGATCCTTCCTCACGAAATGAATTCCTCAATAAGTCCCTCAATATTTACACAAATACAGCTTCAGCATGGTTTGACATGGGTGAAGTACAATATTCAGATGAGCAATACAATTGGACAATTGATGATTTAGCTAAACTTCCTATCACTTGGTATGCAGGAAGTGATCTTAGTGTAATGTATGATTTGACGGCTAGTGTCTTATATGGTCGCTATAAGCATGAAGGAAAAGAGATTGATATAGCTATCAGTCACGGATTTATGCCGATTACTCAAGCTAAACGCAAAGCTGAAGAAGATAATATCCCATTCTTTTATTGGGAAGAAGAAGGTTGGTTAACTCTTTGTAATGGTGAAGTGGTAAATCATAGTGACGTTGTAAAGTGGTTTAAAATGATGCGTGATAAAGGATTCAAAATAAAAGAAGTTGCATTTGATATGTACAAGTCACGAGAGTTTCAGAATGAAATGAAGCAAGCAAAGTTTAAAATGCAACCTTCATCACAAAAATATTGGATGAAGTCTGAAGCCTTTCGAGAGATTGAACGTAAAATTAAGAAACGTGAGTTTTATTATTTACATAGTAGAGCATTTGAATATTGTATCAGCAACGTTAAAGGCACTACTGATGCCGAAGATAAGGTTCGATACGAAAAGGTACACGAAAATAGACGTATGGACTTATTTGATGCATCTGTAATAGCGTGTAAGTCGTTGATTATTGATATTAATAAACAAAAAGTTAACAAGGAATTCTTCAGCCAACAATTATAAGGTGGTGAAAAATTGAAACTATTTAATAGAAAGAAAAGTAAAAGGTCTGTACAATACTTCGATACCAGTGGTTTTAATAGTTGGATTGTCTCTGGTGGTTATACAACATTAGATAAAAATGCAGATGTACAAATCTGTGTAAATAAGATTGCAGATATTGTAAGCTCTATGCCCATTGCCTTAATGCAAAATGTTACAAATGGTGATGTGCAAATTAAAAATGGTTTATCTCGTATTGTAGACATCAATCCTAATAAGTATCAAACACGTAAAACATTTATTCAGACAGTTGTTCGTGAGGCGTTTTTAAAGGGTGATGGCAATGCTATTGTAATACCTAAATTTATTAACTCTAATGGTTCGTATCTTTTAGAGAGTCTTGAAGTTCTAGATATGAGTAAAGTTACTTTTGACACGAATGATAATACATATAAGATTAATTATCAAAGTAAGAAATTAAGTTCTGATGAAGTGCTACATTTTGTATTCAACCCTTCACGACAATCCTCATTTATTGGTGAAGGATATGCACCAATCCTCAAAGATGTTCTTTCAAATATTGCACAAGGAGAGGCTACTAAACAATCATTTTTTAAACAACCAAAGCCTTCAATTATTATTGGAGTAAATAGTGATAATGGAGAGTTGATGAATGATGACGGACAAAAGGTTATTCGAAACAGTTACACTTCTTCCATGGAGAATGGGAAGCCTTGGCTAATCCCCGCTGAAGAAATAAGTGTACATCAAATCCAACCGTTATCACTGAAAGATTTAGCAATAAATGAATCGTTAGAAGTTGAACGTAAACAGATTGCAGCAGCTTTCGGTATTCCTTCTTTCCTAGTTGGAATAGGTAAATTTGATAAAACTGAATACAACAACTTTATCAATACAACTATCCAATCGATTGCAGATGTGATCCAACAAGAGTTAACTAGAAAGTTACTTTATTCAGAAGGTATGTATTTCAAATTTAAAAAGAAAGCACTAATGCAATATGACATCGGAGAGCTTTCTACATTTGCTAATGAAAGTGTTAAGCTAGGTATTTTAAATAGAAATGAATCACGGAATTTATTTGATTATTCTCCTGTCGATAAAGAATCAATGAACGAGTACAGTACACTTGAAAATTATATAAATATTGATGACATGAGCAAACAAAAGAAATTAGTTCAAGGAAATGATCCTTCAATTGAAGGAGGTGAAACTGCATAGATGGAAAAACGAAATATGTACTTAAAAGATAGCCTACAATTACGAGCAGATAATGAATCTGGTTTAGTGATTGAGGGCTATTTTGCATTATATGATACTCCAACTAAATTAACTGATGGACTCTATGAACAAATTGAAAAAGGTGCTTTTGATAATAGCTTACAAAATAATGACATTAGATGCTTATTTAACCATGATAGTGCTGTTGTTTTAGGTAGAACAAGTAATAACACACTTAAATTAAATAGTGATGATAAAGGTCTATACGGCAAAGTGATTATCAATGCGGAAGATAAACAAGCAATGGATATTTATAGTCGTGTTAAACGTGGAGATATTTCAGGTTGCTCGTTTGGATTTTATCCAGCACAAGAAGAACCAACATCATATGAAGATGGAGTCATGTATAGAGTGATTGAAGCAGATACGATTGAAGTCTCAATTGTTACGTTTCCGCAATATCCAGAGACAGAAATTAAAGCACGTTCAGAACAGTTAGGAACTTATAAGTTAGGACAGTTTAAAGTAAGAAAACAAAAATTATTAGACAAATTAAAGGAGATGTACGGATGCTAAAACAATTACGTTATGCAAAACAGTTAGAAATGAAACGCTCAAAGTTAAATGAACTAATAACACGGGAGCAAGAGTATAAACAAAAGGCTGAAGAATTAGAAGCGGCAATTAATGAAGCTGAAACAGAAGAGGACATTGTGGATCTAAGTCAAGATTCCGGACACATTAAAGTTAAGTTTTTGTTTTGTAGCAACCACCATTTATGGAGTGTTCCACATCCCGAGTAG